TTGAGGACGATCTGTTTCTTCTCGGGCAGCGTGGCAAACGCCTTCTTCGGCGTCGCCTCAATCATCTCTTTGGCGACCTTCTTCGGCATCCCGTCCTTTGCCTTCCCGGCAGCGGACGCATAGGCCAGTCGCATCTGGGCTTTGCTCTTGAGGGGCATGATTAAATCCGGTTAATCGTGATGATGACGGATGGAGAGCGCGGAATGCTGCCGGCTGCCGGGATGGTATCCAGCGCCATACTTGTCGTGCTGGCCTGCCAGTACAGCTGGAGATAGTCGTTGGCGGCGAGCGTCAGGTTGATGTTCCAGCACGCCAACAGGTTGCCGTTGGTCGTGCCGTGCTTCTTGTGCACCGTGATCTGCCCTGCGCTTTCCGCGATATTGGTGCCGTTCTTCTTCCACCAAAACCACGCATCCTGCTCGTCGGCGGCGCTGTTCGTGACCTGTGCGCTGAACTGCACGTTGTAGTGCCCCGCATACGCCACCGTCACCCGGGACGAACTGACCAACGACACGCCGCGTGTAACGCCTGTACCGTTGAGCGTCACCAGCTGCTCCGTATTGGCCGCTGCCGCCACTTGGTCCGTCGTGTCGTAGAAGTCCCCGTACCAGTGCGCCCATGCCGATTGCACCCATCCCGCTCCCGTGGACGTATAGGTGTCCTGCGTATCGGTGCAGAAATAGGTGCTGCCGGCGGGCAGGGTGGCCGGACGATTGGCCAGCGTCCCAGACTGGATGTGGATTGAGGAGTCGGCGTCATGCGCGTTGAACTGCGTCCGCAGGATGTTGTCGTTCCCGCGCACGTCGTTGGCGCTCACCGGGGCAGGCCCGGGGAACGGACTGACAAACGCCTTGACTTGATGGGACGCGACGGAGGCCATGCCTTAGCTCGGCGGGACCGGCCATGCCGGCGGGTTGAACGGGTCCGTCACGCTGCCCATGTAGTCCCGCAGTTCCTGCCGATAGGTGCGCCATGCCGTGACCTGCGTCGGCGTCAGCGGCACATCGGGCAGCTGCGTCCAGTCGCAGGCGTAGAGCTTGGCATCCCGCTCGCGCCGGAGATCCGTAGTGGCGGCGGCTTCTGCCGCCTGCACTTCCTGCGGTGTAAACGGCTGCTGCACCCACGTCTCAATCCAGACCTGTTGCGGGTCATCCCATACCGGCGGACCATTGACGACATTGTGCAAGGCCAATGGCGCCGGTTGCGAAGTGGATTGAAAGACCTGATAGCCGAACGGCAGCAGCGCGGCGCTGGTCGGCACTTCCGGGAAGGACGTGTCGGGGTGCGCATCCCACACCGTGGGATACGGCACGGGCGCCCCCGCAGGGGCACCACTCTGGACCGGGAGGATCAAAGGCATCAGACGGAGGGCCAAAGGTTACGCAGGACGGAGCGCCATCGTGGCGGCTACATAGCCCCCAATGGAGGTTGAATAAGCGGCAGTCCAGACGCCGGGATTATACGATCCGCTGGTCCATGACCGATACGTTCCGCCGTAAACGCCGGTCCACGGTGGCGTGGTATTCCCAAGCGCCATCCCAGTCGCCACACCAAACGGATCAGTCAAATCACCGGGCGGGTTATACCCAAAAGAGGTGCTGTCGTCTTTTCCGGCACGTATTCCGACAGGCACGATCCACGATCCAGCCGTGGTCGGAGTAATCGCTGGCGGGTCGATATCAATCGTCGCGGCACTGCTGGCGGTGGTACTCGTCACGTCAAACGGGGTGGTCTGATTGACGTTGCGGAACGCCATTAACACACCGATTTGCGATACGTTCGCCACGGCACATCCCGGGATCGTTACCGACGCGGGAGCAGACCCGGTCAGAAACCGATACGCCACACACCCATGCACGCTATGGGTGTTGGCTTGGTATAGATCCAGCAGCTTGGTATAGCCGCTTGGCACGGCAAACGTATGGTCACCACTGGTAGCCGTGCCGAAGCCGTACACCAAGAGGACCAAGTCATTCGCTCCGGCGGATACCCCGGAGAACGAAATGGTGTAGTCGGTATTGCTGGTGGAGCCGTTCCAGTTATACCCCAGCCACTGAATCGCCGGCTTCTTCCCACCCATCCGCATCCGGTCGGCCAGCATCAGAAGTTCTGCCCGGACGTGAAGCCGTACCAGTTCGACCCGGCGTCCCACGTCACGAAGGTGAAGATGTCCACCTTGCCATTGGTGCTGGTCAAGGTCGGCGCGGTCCCACTGGCCCACTTCACACTGGCGCCCCACGTCACCGTCCGAGCCGTGCCGTCTGCGGTCAGCGCCAAGGTGAAGCTGCAGGCCGTGCCCGATGCGCTGGGGTTCTGGATGGTCAGCGTCGTGATGCTGGCGTTCAGCGACACGCCAAACACATTGCCGTTTTCCAGATTCAGCGTCAGGGTGCCACTGCTGATGCTGGGCGTGGTCCGAACCTCGCCATAGTCTTGGATGCGAGGGCGCAGCAGGACATTGTCCTGCAGGTTCACTTGTCCGCTGGTGGTCAAACTGCTCAGCGTGCCAACGGAGGTCAGACTGGAGCTGACCACGTTGCTGGCCAACGTCGTGCCCGTCAGGGTTCCCGCTGCCGCTGCCGCTGTTGGCAAGTTGGTCAGGTTGGCGCCACTGACCGCTGGCAACACCGCCGGGAACCGGGCATCCGGGATCGTCCCGCTGCTCAGGCTGCTGGCATTGAGATTGGTCAGGTTCGTCCCGCTGGCTGCCGGGAGGGTGGCCGGGAAACGGGCGTTGGGGACCGTGCCAGAGGTCAGGTTGCTGGCGTTCAGGTTGGACAGATCGGCTGCCGTGGCTTCCCACGTCGAGCCGTTGTCGTACCAGATCGTGATGCTGCCCGTGTCCGTGGTCAGCCACTTGCGCCCCGCCACGCCAGCCGCCGGTCGGGCGGCGAGCGTAGAGGATTGCAAGTGAATCCCCGTGTCGGCGTCGTGATCGACATACGCCGAGCGCAGGGTGTTGTCGTTCCCCTTGACCACCGTCGCGTCGAGCGAATCCCCGTTGCTGGGGCTGGTGAAAGCCGCGACGGAATGTTGTCCAACTGTCGTCGCCATTAGCGCCGTCCGAGCGAAAAGGTTTCCACCTGTACGCGGCTGACGACCGGCAACGCCGCGCTACTGTCTACGATTTCCATGTCGATATAGTAGCCAATCCCGCCCATCGGAATCCGGAAGCTCCGGCTGGTACCGGCTGCCCACGTCCCCGTCCCATACACCCCGGTGCCCCACACCCCGTAGGTCGTGGCCGGGAGGGTAAAGGATCCGGTCACCGTGTCCGTACTCCACCGGACATTGCAGCCGCTGGAGCCTTTGAGGTTGGCCGTGACATACCCCCAGCGCAGGGACTTGGCCAGCGCATCGTCCCCGCAATACATCCGGTGCATCTGGGCGTTGAGGGTGTATGTCGTCCCACCCGTCCCTGCCGCCGCGACGTTGTCTAGTCCGATCCCGGGCGCATCACAGAGCGACACCCACCCACTGGTGTCCCCGCGCAGGATGACCGGCAGGCCGGCGGTATTCAGCGTCTCCCAGAGCGCGGTCGTCTCCGGGGAGAGGTAGCCGGTATCCCACGGCCCCGCCCACGCATTTAGCACGGTGTGGTAGACATAGCACCCACTGCCAGGGACGAAAATCCACAGTTCCCGGGTGCCCCGGTTGAACACCGTCCGGATGGCATCAAACTGGCCAGACGACAACCCCCGGATGATCGGCAGGAGGGGATCCGGCGTCTCCGCCGTCCCGACCGAGGCGACCTCCGCCTCGTTGCAGCGATACAGTCCGCGCTCCGACACGAAGAAGGCCAAGTTGCCAATGCCCGCCACCGACCGGGGCGCAATCAGCCCCACGTCAGAGGTCACACCCGCCGGCGCCACGGTGATGTCGTCCTGCCCGTACCCCGTCAGTCGGGAGATACCCCGCCGGTGGAAGATGAGGAGCGACGTATTGACGCTGGCCAGGCTGACCACCGTTTCGTCGGCAAACGTGCGGACGACGATCTGTCCCCCGTTGGCGCTCCCGTTCCCCAGACTATCGCCGTTGTTCAGCGCGGAGTAGAAGATGGAGTCGGGGAAGCTGGCATTGCCGCAACCCCAGAGCCGTTCGTTATGGACCGCGATCATGCTGACCGCTGCCGTCCCGGTAATGTCCGTCGAGAGCGTCGTCCCGTTCCACCGGTTCAGCAACCCGCCGTCCGCGATGTAGACCACATCGTTCGTCCCGTCCCGAAACTGGGCGAAGGCGGGAGCGCCGGTCGTGGCCAGTGATCCGGACTGGGCGGTGTAGGTGATCGGGAAGGCGGCATAGGTGCCGGTGTAGAGCGCCCCGTTGCAGATCGCCATGAGCTGCTGGGTGCCCCCATCCTTGCGCCAGGTGTACCCGTTCAGCACCGACGCCGCCGCCAGCGCACTGCTGGAGGTGCGCTGCGTACCGCCCCGCTTGGTGAGCGCCCCGTAGTCCGTCAGGCGCCCGTTGGTCGCCTTGCGGAGCTGGTTCGGGGTGAGCGCAATGTCGTCCGAGATGGTATTCAGCCCGCCGCTCATCAGCGGCTGCTGATCCATCAGCCGAGTCCCGCCGGGTTCTGCCGCCATCAGCCGCCACTCCAGTCGTACTTCTGGTCCGGATAGGCCATCCGCGTCGGGTTGATCGTGCGGCGGCGCAGGTCGTCCAGCATCGTCTGGCGCTCATCATTGGCCAGATCCCGATAGTTCCTGGCGGCGGCGACTTCCGCCCCGCCCTTCAGCAGGAGCTTGTACGAGGCGCCCAGCGCGAGGATCGTCTCGTTGTTCCCGGGGAAGTCGATGATGGACGCATCGGTAGCCAAGTCGATCAGCGACGTGGGCTTGTAGTTCACCGCGCAGTAGATGGTCGTCCCGCTGCCAACCGGCAGGATCTGCACGTTCGTCCCGATCAGATAGTAGAGGCGGGGGTACGTCGGCAGGTAGTTCGTGGTGGTCGCCAGCGGGACGTACTGGAAGTCCGTCTGATCGTACAGGACGTTGCCGTCCGAGACGGACAAGATGCGATAGTAGTTCTTCTGGCTGTCGCCCGACCCGGTGGACAGACTGGCAAACGGGATTTGCCCGTTGGCATCCGTGGTCAG